TTTCACTTGGGACAATCGTGGGAGGCTCATCGTACACGGATGACACTTACACGGATGTAGCATTGACAGGTGGAACAGGAACAGGCGCAGAAGCTACCATTGTGGTGGAAGATGGCGCAGTAACGGAAGTAACTATTACCAAAGATGGTAAGGGTTATGCAGTAGGAGACGAATTGTCCGCATCAGCTGATGATGTAGGCGGTACAGGGTCTGGGTTCAAAGTACCAGTAACAGCGGTTACCGCAGAGAAAGATGAATATGCTTCACTTCCTGCTGACCACACCTATGCAGGGATTCTCATTGCAAGCATCCCTGTTAACAAACCCTTTGCAGGTATTTTGGTAAGAGGAACAGTTAATGTGAATGCAAGTCCATTTCCGTTAGACGATATTCTTAATGATGTAAAAGCAGCTTTGCCGCTGATAGTATTCACTTCAGATAATGCGTAACTATGGAACAGAGTTTATATTTTAAGTATATAGAGAAATATTTCCCTAAATTAGTTTTAGGGATAACCGAAAAGTTGAACGAAGAAAATAAAACAACTTTATCCTACCTACACAAACAATTATTAGGTACGGATTATTCGGTAGATGGACGTTGGGAATCTCTAACTGGAACTTATTCCAGAGTGGCAGCTGATGTTGTTTCTATGGATTCTTCGCTTCCGCTGAAGAAACGTGATTCGCTCGGTAGAGCGTCTGGTGACCTCCCAAAAATAGGGATGGAATTATTCTTGAATGAGAAACAAATGTCGGATATTGATGCACTAATTGCTCAAAATGCAAACATCGATACAATCGTTGCTAAAATATTCGCAGACACTCCGAGAGTGATAATAGGTGTGTTGGAACGATTGGAGTATATGTTCTTGCAAGGTCTGTCGACTGGCGTTGCGTTGGTTGATTCCGATAATGTTGGTGCTGGTGTAAAGGTTGATTACCAATACCTGACTGAAAATCAGTTTGGGGTTCAGGTTCTTTGGAATACTCCAGCTACAGCTAAACCGTTGGATGATATTCAACGTGTGGTTGACAGAGCAGAGGAACTTGGATACAACATTAGGAATATGTATGCCGATACGTATGCAATCAATAAATTCCTTGCGTGTAACCAGGTACGTCAGCAATATGCTTTTGTTATCGGTTATGTTGGTGCATTGAATAATGTTCCAATACCGAGTTTAGAACAAGCAAACGTATTACTTAACGACAAATTCGGATTAACGCTGACGAAAGTAAATCGCTCGGTTGTAACCGAGGTTAACGGTGTAAGAACACCTGTTAAACCCTGGCAAGAAGGAATGGTGGTATTCACGGTAGAAGATAGAGTTGGTTCTGTTGTTTGGACTGACTTGGCAGAAAAGAAACATCCTGTTCCAGGCGTTTCTTATGAGACTGCAAACGAGTTTATTCTTGTATCGAAGTATCGTGTCAACAGACCGTCTTTGAGAGAATACACCACTTCTCAAGCAAGGGTAGTGCCTGTTATTACCAACGTGGATAAAATCTTTACGTTAGATTCTAAGACTGTACAAGCATGAAAGTTGTAGTATTGGATAAATTCGCTGACAAGTTCGATTTCAGAAAAAAGTATGAGAAAGGACAAATAGTCGAATTTGACGATGACAGAGCAAAAGATTTGATTGCACGTAAGTTGGTAAAGAAATACGAAACATCAGAAAAACCTAATCCTGTAAAACATACGCAGGTGAATAAGCAGGAGTCGGTTAAGAAACAAAAGAAAGATGAACTATCGGGAAGCAATACGTGAGGATTTACACCCTTTTCCTGTACGCACGTCTTTAATTGAAAGACAATGTGTAAAACAGGGGGTATCTCCTATTGACGAAAATATAGATGAAAAAATAGTTTCCATGTGTGTTTTGGAGATTCTCTCCCAAATGATTGCCTTAGGAGGTGTATCAGAGGGAGGGGTCTCTTTTTCTTTTGATACGGAAAAAGTTAAGGAACGTATTAAGAGTATATGCCGCAAAAATGGATTCGATTATTCTCTATATATTCCTGAACCGAAAGTAATAAGACTTGAATGAGAGGTTTCATTAATGCACAGATAGTTGTGCCTGGCTATATCGACGAGAATGGCATACCAGTCTCGGGTAGTGTAAGCTGGGGAGATGATGTTGAGTGTAAGTATTTTGCAGTTACGAATGACAATAAAGGTCGTTATAATGATGGGGAGTTTAAGAGAATTGCTTATGAGATAACGACTGAAAATATGGATTTCGATGCAAA